CGCTTCGACCACACCGACCACGCGGCGACAGCCAAGGTGGCGAGGGCACCCGAAACGGCGAGAACCGTCTCCGAGTCCACCACACCCTTGGCAACGAAGAACCCGCCCACCGAGGCAGCGAGAGCGCGGACGATGCCTGCAATCTGTTCACCAGTCATGTTGTACTCCTGTAAGAACAAAAGAGGAAGAGGGGGCCGAAGCCCCCTCCCCCCGGATCATCAGGCCGAACCCGGCGAAGCGAACATGCCGAGCGGATCGGACCATCCGAACGAGTAACGCTCGCGGCTCTTGTACCGCACGTTGCCCGTGTCGAAATCGCCGTCCATCGAGTTCGCCAGCGGCGTACGGACGAAGTGCTTCATGCCGTTCGGAACGTCGGTCGTGAGGAACCAAGCGTTCGTATCGGTCAGGAAGTGGTTCACCGTGTAGCCACCGGGGATCGAACCCATCGCCTTCAGCGCGTTGATGTCGTTGTCGGTCGTACCAACACGGAGTTCCGTGTCGAGCAGTCGCTTGGCGACGAACATCAAGGACGGCGGGACGATGAGTTTGCGGGGCTTCGCAGCGATGAGAAGCCCACGCTCGTCGGTCCAACCTGCGATCTGGATGACCGCAGCCTCAAGCGAGGTCTCGTTGAGGTCAGCAGCCGTGAGGCGGTTGCTGTTGGTACCGCCGGAGGTGAGCGGATGCGCCGCCGAGAACAGCGGAACGCCGTCACCGCCAGTCTGAAGGGCCGAAAAGCCGTAGTTCAGAACGGAAGCCGCCTTGACCTGCTTCGTGTACGCCATTGCACGGGCAAGAGCCTTGGTGTAGCGCTTGCTGAGCGAGTCGTACAGGTTGTCCTCAACAGCCTCTTCCGTGAGGGAGAAGCCGAGAGCGATCGTCTCATGGTTGTAGCGGGCAGTCCAAGCCTCCTGCGCATTGTCGTACGCAATCGCCTGACCTTCCTGCTTGACCGGAGCCGCCGAGAAGCCCGACAACTTGGTCTCTTCTTCAAAGGAACGCTCGGAGGTCTCAGTCTCGTAGATCTCCTTATGCTCCTCGCCGTACTGCTTGTACTCCAGACCGAACAGAGCGTTCAGACCGGGCAGCAGTTCCTTCAACAGTTGTGCGCGTGAAATAGCCATTTTCTACTGCTCCTTAAGCCGTGACGCTGCTGTAGTAGCCGTGGGTCAGGACGTTCATCTTGACCAGAATCTCCGGATACACAGTGAAGAGGATGGTGGACGCCGCCGGGATCGCCGTGACACCGCCCGGAACCGCAACCGCCGCGTTGAGCGTGACCGAAGTCGCACCCGCCGAAGCGCCCGCAGTCACGAAGGACGAGGTCTCGATGATCTGGCCGTTCGACGCAAGGTACGACACGCTCGCACCAACCGGGATCGCAGCCGAGAGGCCCGAACCAGTCAGAGTGATCGCCGTGCCCGAGGACGAACCCGTACCCGTGGCAACCGAAGCGGTATCCTCAACCACACCGACGCAGCGAAGCGGCAGGATGGTCGAAACCGGGGTAGCAACCGGAGCGAGGACAGCGTTGGCCGAGTTGCCCGTGTTGAGGCTCGACGCAACAGCCGCGTTGTCGATAGCCGACAGGTTAGTGCCGACCAGCGCCTTCGCGCCCGAAGCGAGGACCGTCGTAGCCGAGCAGACAACCGCCTTGAACACCGTATCCGGATCATCCACGACGTAAGCAACCGCATCGCCAGCCTGCGTACCGCTGGGCCAGAACTGCGAGAACTGCTTCTGCTTGGTGATCGGATTGGTGTAGGAACAGCCGACGAACACGCCAGTGACAGCGTTGGAAGCGGTGGTCGCGCCGATCGCCGCACGGGTCACAAACCCGCGAGACAGGACGACGAAATCACCATTGAAGATGTTCGTGGCGAAGCCGTACTGGATGGGGTACATCCGAGTACTGCCAGCGAACACCTGCCCGCCGATCAGATTGACCGGCTTAAGCCCGTAGGGGGCATCGACAGAGGGATAAGCCATTAGGTACTCCTAAGAGGTGGATTTATTTGCCTTTGCCGAACGACGTCGTAGAGCGGCGCTCGTTGAAGAGCGGCATTCTCGGGTCGTTCAACTTCATGAAACTGTTGTCCACGGACTCGGTCTGAGATTTGGCCTGACGCTCGTAGTAAGCATCACGCTGCTTCATCAGTTCTTCGGGTGCCTTGCACAACAGCAAGCCGCCGATCTCGATGTTCCCCTTGAAGCGGGAATTCGGGTCGGACATATGCATCAACTCGGGATGATCTTCGGCCTTCACAGGCTCCCAACCTTCCCGCAACTTTGCAGACGTGTTCGACGGGTCAGCAGTGCCCATCGAGGAGGTCCGGATGTATCGGAACACCCACCCCGGCTGCGGAGCAGGGTCCGGCAGGGTCTGAGGGGGCGTCCAAGTCTTCGTGCGCTGCGCGGTCTCTCGACTTTCGAGTTCACGGGCGAGTCTGTTATCAGCCATTGTTGTTCTCCAGTTTCATGACTTCACGGGCATACTGTTCATTGCTCAGGCCAAATCTCTTGGCGAGAGCGACTTGAGTAGGCGTCAAAGTGATCTTGCGAGGTGCCGTAGACCTCGTAACGGGAGCCACTACATTGGCTGGCTTTGTGCGAGAAGGCCTTTCAGCCCCACTCGTTTGAGTCTGCTCTTCCTCGAAAGTTTCGGGGAATCGCTTCCTCATCGTCGCGTTAACTCGGTCGTAGTACTCGTCGCTACGCGGATCGACGCCGGACCGGACCAGTTTTTCGTGCAGTCCCAAGGCGAGAGCGGTCATCTCTTCGTCCACGCCGAACCACGGATTGTTCGCACGCCACGCTTCGGCTTTTGGGTCCGCAACGGGCTGCGCCGGGGGCGCTTGGTACTGTTGTGTATTTTCTACACTCCTTTCCTCTTCCTGTAAAGAGGGTCGGAAGTTTTCGTACTGCTTGATCTTCAACTTGGCGTCGGTCAGGGCTTCCTGCGCATCGGTGATCTTTTCAGAATCGCCGGAGTCATAAGCCTGCTTCAGGCGCTCCTTGGCGGCAGCGAGGTCGGTGTTAGCCGCCTTCGTCACCTCTTGGATGTACGCCTTCTCGCCATTCCCAAGTCGTTGTTTCAGTTGGCGAATTTCCTGCTCACGCATCTGAGCGAACCGGAGGGCTTCCTCCTTCTCGCGGAATGCGGCTTCCTTGGCCCGGCGCTCGTCGTGCCAGACCTTCTTCATCTGCCCGAGACGCTTCTTGACCTTATCCGAGTACTCCTCAAGGTCGTCCTTGTCCAACTCCTCCACAACCTCCTTGGGCATGGGGGCGCGGCCACGGTCCTGTGGCGGGGTATCGTCCTCGATCTTGATCTCGAACTCAGGCTCCACCTTCTCAGCAGGTGCGTCAGCAGGCTGCTCGTCAGGGAACTTGAACTCTTCTGCTTCAGTGTTCATCTCTGCTCCTTATGCGCGACGGATGCCACGGGGGTCATCGACCACCGCTTCCACCTTGTCGTCGGTGATGATGCGGAACTCACGTCCGTGAATGACCACGCGGGTACCTTGGTACGGGCGAGTGAGGACAAAATCCCCTACCTTGCACCATGCCCCAGTCGGGAAACGGCTTTCATCCTTGTAGCAGAGATCACCCATTTTCAGGACGAAAAGAACGACCGTAGTCTGCTCCTCGACCCGCTTGGTGTCCTCAGCCTTGATGATGCCGCTCTCGTACTCCTCTTCCACGTGCGGGATTGCACAGAGGATATGGTAGCCCTTGGGGTCAGGCAGGAGTTTGGCCCTCGCGGCCTCTTCCTGCGTCTTCTCGATGTCGATATTACTCATCTGCGGCCTCCAGCCGTTTTGCTAGGTCTTTGATGTAGTTCCTTGCGAGTTCAAGACCCTGTAACTTCCCGCAAAGACGTTTGTACTCGGCTTCGTCCGACTTGCCTTGGATCAGGTGCGCGACGACGATCGCGGTCTCCTCATCGAGTTTCGATACAAGGTAGTCAAGAGCGTTGTCGTGGTTCATTCTTCACCTGCGCCTTTCGGCGGCTGTTGCACCCTCTGACGGGCGGATTCGCGCTGGATCTCGGCGGCTTCCTTCGCCTTACCGATCTCGACACCGAGGCGGACACCCTCGCGACTCTGTTCAGCCTTGTGCTTCTGGATGTCCACGCCCATCTGCGCAGCCTGAAGTTGCTGCCGACCGGAGTTCTCAGCCCTACGAAGGTCGAGTTCATCAGCCTTGGCCGCTGCATCGAGCAAGTCCTTCTGCTGCTTGCGCTGCTGTTCAGCCTGCTTGATCTGCGCGTCGATCTGCATCTGCTGGGCCTTGGTCCGCGCCACCAACTCCTTGATCTGGAGGTCCATCATCTGCATCTGGACGAGCGGGTCCTGTGCCTGCTGCTGAGCCTGCGCGGCCTGCGCTTCGGCCTGATCCTTCTGCAAGACACGCGCTGCGGCGGCGGCGACGAGCGGAGAGAGTTGCGCCTCGAACTCAGGCGGCAGGTCGTACTCCTCCTGATCATCCTGCGGCAGGGGCGGCAGAGCAGCGCCCAACTGCTTCTCGATCTCACGGCGGTACTGGAACGCCATATGCTCCATGATGTGCGCCTGCAACGAGGCCGTGATCTGCTGCGCCATCGGGTTCTGCCCGATCGTCTGGGCGATCTTCGGGTCCTGCGCGAGAGCCATGTGGACAGCGATGTGCGCCTCATGGTCTTGGTACATGAACGCCTTCACAGGCTTGCCCGTCATCACGTCCATGTTCTCGGTGATCGGATCACGCGGCTTGGCGTCATCCGGCAGCGGCACGATCTTGTCGGCGTTCTTGACCCCGAGGGTCTCGATCATCTGCCTGTGGAGATACGGCAGGTTGTAGATCTGCGGCGCGGTCGAGGAGAGTTGATGCACCGCTTGGTACTGCACGATCTTCTGCGACATCGTCGCCGCGTTCGGGTCCGACACCGGGATGAC